GTTTTCACGCCGGGGCCTGATTGATCAATTATCGTCGGAATATGGCGACGGTTACGATCAAGCGGATGCGACGGTCGCAGTTGATAGCTTGGGCATAGACTGGAACGAACAGGCCGTCAGGTCCGCGCAGAAGTACTTGGAGATGACGGGCTTCTCCTGCGATGGCCTGGTCGACCAGTTGTCTTCTGACGCCGGCGATCAGTTTACCATTGAGCAGGGCAGGCATGGGGCGCAACAGGCGGGAGCGTGCTAAGGCGCTATCCCGCCGTTTCCATCTCGAGGCGCGAGCGGAAGCCGTTGCTATCCATTTCGTGTTCGACGCGGGCGATCCGCCACTTGTGACCGTCAATCTCCGATTTGAAGCCTGACAGCGTCGCCTTCATGCCAGCGGTGATCGCCGGGTCGCCGTAGGCGAGGGTCATTTCGAAGCTGGCGGCGGCGCGGGCAAGGCGGTTCGTTTCGGACTTCGCGGCCGCGTCGGCGTCGGCCTGGCTGGCATAGACCCGTTTCAGCCGCTTGCGGTTCGATCCGCCGCGCGAGGCGGTCTTTTGCTTGGCCGCATCCTGATCGTGCCAGGTGGCATCGGCGCCGTCCTGCGTCTTTTCGCGGGAGGCGCGGCGGTACGAGTAGCGATCGCCGGTCGACCGGGTCAGTTCGATCGACCGGATCGCGGTTCCACCGACGGTGGTGTCGGCGGCGATCGGCGCGAAGATCAGGTGGCCGGCCTTGACGGTGGCGATTGCGTCATAGCGACGTCCGAGGTCGCGCAGCAGCTGCATGTCGGACTTGTTCGCCTGTTCGATCGAGGTCACGACCGTCGCCGCGAAATCAGGATGGCAGGCGGCGGCCAGGCCGTTGTCGACCGCGACCTGGGCGACGATCTGGCCGATCGTCCTGCCGTTCCAGGTGCGCGACTTTCGGTTGCGGAACGACTTCGCCATGTCGGCCGAGCGGGCGCGCAGGGTGATCCGGTCGGGTGGCCCGTCCCATGCGATTTCGTCGACCAGGAACGAGCCCTTGTCGATCAGGCCGATCGGGACGCCGGTTCCCCGTTCCCAGCCCAATGAGACCTGCAGGCGCGCGCCTTCGGGCGGCAGGACGATTTCTCCGCGGCTGTCGACCAGGGTGAGCTCTAGTTCGTCGCAGGCTTCGGCGCGCTGTTCGGTGAGGCGCAGCGAAACCAGCAGGGGTTCGAACCGGTCGGTCAGATCCTTGCCATCGATCAGGACCGACCAGGCCGCGCGAGGCTGGCTGAACGCCTGATCGGGATTGCCGCGCGCCATCAGTCGACCCGGCGCAACGACAGGGTGAAGTCGATCGTGCGGGCCTTGCCGGTGTCGATCAGGTTGCCGTGCTTTTCGTCGACCGTCTCGATCGTGAACTGGCCAAGGATGTTGCCCGACCCATCGGCGAGCGGCAGCGCGTCACCTTCGTCGGCCATGTCGACCAGCCTTTCGATCGAAGAATAATCGCCGGCGAGGGTGGGGACGATCCGCCCGGTGAGCGTGACGGTGTCGTCGCCGGGCCCGACGAACTGGCTGGCAGGTCGCGCGCCGAACCGGTCGGTTTTGGCATGGCGCCAGTTGCGGGTGCGGGCGAGTTCGTCGAACAGGGCGCTGTCGGTTTCGAAGACGAACATTCCCAGGGCTGCAAGCATCGGTCCGGATCCTGTCAGAACGTGTCGGTGTAGGAGGCAAGGCCGCGCTGGCCATCGCGGCGATCGAGTATCCGCGCGACCCGTTTGGCCAGCGCCTGCGCATCTTCGCCGTCACGCTGGTGAATGTGGATTTCGGTCTTGCCGCCAGCGGCGAGGCCGCCGCCGCTTCCCGCCATGGCCGGCCCGGCCAGCGCCATCGATCCGGCATCGGCAATGCCGGTGGCAAGGCGCCCCATTGCCTGGAGCGGACGCTGGCCGCCGCGATCAACGCCGATCGCAAGGCCGCTGGTCATGTGATCGCCCATCTCCATGAAAAGGCGCGAGGGCGACTTGATCCCGAAGAAGTTCTTGAACGCGGCGATGCCGTTGCGCGCCACGGCCAGCAGCCGGTTCGCAAGCGCGGCCGGATTGATCAGCGCCAGGAGACCCTGCATCATCTGCCCGCCGATCGTGCGCAGCCAGCCTGGAGCGGCGGCCATGATCGATTTGACCCAGTTCCAGCCATTTGTGAACGCAGCCCGGATCGTGTCCCAGTTCGTATAGACCAGGTAGGCGACAGCGGCGATCGCGACGCCAATCGCGACGATCAGCGCGACGATCGGGTTCGCCATCATCATCACACCGGCCTGTAGAAAGCCGCGCCCCAGCATCAGGATCGCGGCGCGCGCGAAGGTCAGGACCGGCATCAGTTTGGACAGGGTCGACAGGGTGCCGCCGAACAGGAACATTGCCGCGCCCATGCCGATCTTCAAGACCGCGAAGCCGGCGACCAACTGCATCAGTGTGCCGGCCAGCGCCGGGTTTGCCTGCGCCCATGCCGACACGCGCGACAGGATCGCATTGACCATGCCGAGGAACTGGGTCGCGACGGGCAGAACCGTCGTGCCCAGCGTGATCGCGAGGCGGCTTGCTGTCGACAGGAACGACTGCCAGGCGACGTTCCCATCCTGCAGTTCGCGCTGATTGAACGCCTGGCTGATCGTGCCTGAACTGTTCGCGATTTCGGCACGCATCGCCTTGTACTCGTCCATTTTCAGGATGAGCATGCGCAGCGCAGACTGGGCCTGCATATCCTCGACGACGAAGCCCAGCTTGCCGAGGTCGCCGCCGGTCGCGCGTTGCGTGATTTCGGCCAGGGCTTCCATCGGGGTCTTGCCCTGCGCGTAGGCGGCCTTCATCGCCTTGGGCAGATCCACACCGAAGTTCTTCTGGAACGCCTTGATCGTGGCGGGCGAATTGATCTTCGCCAGCAGGTTCTTGACGTTGTTCGCCGCTTCGTCGGCATTGCCTGCGCCCTGGCGCGCAATCTGCAGCGCGGCCGACAGATCGGCGACCGCGCCCAGACCTGATTGCCCCAGCGCCTGCGCCTGGGCGGTGAGGCCGGGAAAGTGCTTTGCCATGTCGGAGACTTCGAAGGCGCCGGCGTTCCCGCTGGCGGCCATGATGTCGAGCGCCCGCGACGTGTCGGTCGCGGCGACCTTCAGGTTGTTGAGGTTCGCGAAGGCGGCCGCAGCGCCGTCGGCCATGTCGACCTTGAATGCAGTGCCCAGCTGGCCAATCGGGCCGATCATCTGGACCGCCATGCGCGGATCCAGACCGAGCCCGGCGAGCGTGTCGACGCCGGCGCGCATATCTTCGGGCATCCGGTGCGCCGCTTCGGCCGCGCGCAGGATGTTGTCCGCCATGGCGCGGGTTTCGCGGTTGGTCAGGTTTGCCTTTTGCTGGATGTCGACCATGCCGGAACTGAAATCCATCGCCGACTTCGCGGCGAGGACGATCGGGGTCAGCAGGGTCGCGCCGGCGATCATCTGTTCCTGACCCGCCGTTCGCAGTTCCTGGCCGCGCGCATCCATCCGCGCGTTGCGGGATTCGCGGGCCAGCTCCTGACGCTGGCGGCGGATCGCATCGGTCGTCGCCTCGAGCCGGCGTTCCAGTTCGCGTTCCTGATTGGCGAGGGCAGTGACGTCGCCGGTCGCGCTTTCCAGCTGGCGGCGGACGTCGCGCAGTTCGCGTTCGAGCCCGCGCGCCTCGCGCTGCATCCCGCCGAGGATCTGGCCACCCGACCGGCCGAGACCGATGATGTTCTTGAGGCCGCCCGACAGCTTGTCGACGCCGGTGAACTGGACGACCAGGTTCAGGAGATTGTTTGACATTCGGTCGGCCTTTTCACTTCGCGTCGGTGCGGTTCATCCGGTTCCAGCGATCGATCGCCAGTTCGCGCCAGGCGATCAGTTCGTCGATTTCCATCGGAAGCAAGTCGGACAGAGGCCAGTGGAACACTGCCGCAATATCCGCGATTAGTTGATCGACGGTCCTTGGCCGATCGCTTCGGCTGTCATCTTTTCGATCATCGCCTTCTGCGTCGCCGACATAAAAAAACCGACGATCGTCCCCCCGATTTCGGCAAAGTCTTCCGCAGAAAGGTTGGCCGCTTCGGCTTCGGTGATGAACGGCTCGGCGATCCTGGGCAGAAGCGTGATCAGTGAACCGGCGTCGGAGTTGACTAGGTTTGCCAAGGTGAGGCCACGCAATTCGCCGGCCTTCGGCTTGCGCAAGGTGATCGCGGTCACCGTCGCGCCGCTTTCGCGCTGGATCGGTTCGGCGAGGGTGATTGTGTGCGGCCGGGGTTTGGAGGCGGCGTCGGTGCCCGGTGCTTGGGCGGTTGCGGTGTCTTCGGTCATAGCGGGATCTTTCGGATAGCGGGTGCGGGTTCCCCACCCTGGCGCGCCCGCTTTTTCGCGCCAGGGCGGAGTCGGTCAGGAAATCAGCTGCCCAGAGCAGCGCGGATTTCCGCATAGCGGTCGATCCCGTCGACGATGAACACGCCGCCGAGCATGTCGATTTCGACTTCGACGCGGCCGTCGATCGACAGCTTGTAGTAGGACAGGACCGCCTTGAAGGTGTGTTCGGTGTCGTCGCCGGGCTTGGCGTTGCCCATGTCGATTTCGGTGAAACGGCCGCGGCAGACGGCTTCGACCGCCTTGACCGGGGAACCGTCGTCGGCCTGGTAGGCGCCGGTGAAACGCAGCATGGCGCCGTCGTGCGCGGCGACGCCGAACTTGCGCAGCGGGCCGACCAGCAGGCCGCCGGCGACGAATTCCATTTCCAGCTTGTCGAGGCCGAGATCGACCGCGACCGCGCCGACCATGCCGCCGCCGCGCCAATCTTCGGTGACCAGTTTGAGCGGGGGCAGGGTCACTTCGGCGACGACGCCCATGTAGCTGGATCCGTCGCCGTGGAGGTTCATGTTCTTAAGCTTGCTGGGAAGGCCCATGTTCGTTGCTCCTATCGCGCCGGCCGGGTCAGATGGTGGCAGGCATCAGGGGAAGGGGAAGGTGGTGACCGGGGATCAGGCCGCCGCGAGCAGGTTGGCGAAGTCGGCGTAGTACTTGGCCGTGATCCGCTGGTTCAGTTCGAGGCCTTCCATCGGCGCGGTCGGCGTGAAGTCGTAGTCGATGACCAGCTTGCCGTTCGACAGGTTGACCGGGGTGTTCAATGCCTGATCGAACCAGGCCGAACCGCCGACGATCTGGCCGGCGGCCGCCTTGGCGCGGAAATCGGCATTGATCGTTTCGAGGATGTCGCGGACGAGGCCGACGGTCAGCGGCTTGTCGATCGCCCAGAGAAGGCCACTGGCGATCGAATCCTGCAGCACCTGGCTTGTCCGGACCGCGCTTTCGAAGGCGAACAGCGGTTCGTCGCTGCAGGTGCGGTTGCCCCAGAAGCGGAAGCCGTTGGTACGAACCAGGGTGGTGACCTGCGCGGTGTTGAGCGCCCCGGCGTCGGTCTGGTCGTCCTGCAGGTCGAAATAGATATCCTTCGACAGGCCGGTGACGCCGGCGACGGGGACGTTCGACAGGGTCTTGTTCCAGCCCTGCGTCGCATCGATCAGCGCGCGCAGGCCCACCGCGCGGGCGACGGCATCGCCAATGAAATCGCCCGAGAAGTTTGGCCAGATCAGCATGAGTTCGCGCGCGTCGAAGGTGGCGCGATAGATGGCGACGTCGGCGATGTTTTCGCCGATCGCGCGGGCATAGGCCATGGCGCGCAGCTTCGCAGCGACGACGGCAAGTTCGGCGGTCACGTCGGCGGTGTCGAGGCCGGGGGCGGCGAGGATGCGCGGGCGGAACCCGGTCTGCACTTCGGCCGCCAGCAGCGCCTGTAGCCCGGTGAACAGGCCGTCGACCTGATCGCCGATGACCAGCGTGTCCTGTGCGCCCGGAACTTCGGGATCGACCTCCGCCTCGGCGACGCGGACGACGATCAGGATCGGGCTGACCTGGTCGGCGATGGCTTCGAGCGTGGCTTTCAGCGTGCCGGTGGTGCCGGCGTCGCCGATTACCTTGCGCAGATCGGTGATCAGGGTCGGCCTGTCGAGCGGGAAGGTGCCTTCGACCGCGTCGTCGGCAGTGCAGACAAGGCCGATGATGCCGGTGGCGATCGTGGCGATCGCGCGGCTGCCGGTGGTCAGGACGTTGGTTTTGATTCCGTGCATGGGATCAGGTTCCTTTTCAGAAAATGGGGACGGTCAGACGTGTCACGGCGGTAGGATTGTTGGTGTCGGTGCGGCGGCCGGTGACGGAGATCGCCATCTGGCCGGCGGCGAAATCGCCATCGACGTCGACCCGCTGGACCAGCAGGCGCGGTTCCCAGCGGCCGAGGGCGAGGGCGGTGGCCATCACGCACAGCAGCCGGGTTGCCGGGTTGATCGGCCGGTCGACGAGTTCGAACAGCAGCGAGCCATAGTCGCGGCGCATCGGCCGGGTGCCGATCGGCGTCGACAGGATGTCGCCGATCGACTGCGCCAGATGGTCGTCGCCGTCCAGCTGCGCGCCGGTGCTGCGATCCATGCCGATCATCAGAGGGGGCCAATCATGTCGGGATTCCAGTCGATCCGCCGCCGGTCGTGACACCGCCATGGGTGTGAGTTTTCAGGCTCACGTCGCCGCCGATCACGTTCGTCGACGCGGTTACGGTGCCGCCGGAATCGACATTGCCCGACACGTCGACATTGCCGTTCACCTGGACATTGCCGTTGACGACGGTCTCGCCGTTGATCGTAACCGGGCCGTTGATGGTGACGCCGCCGTCGGCAGTGGCCGTGATCGTTGCGCCGGCCGGCAGGTTGATGATCATTTCGTGCGCGGCGGCATCGTAGGACAGGACCGCTTCGTCGCCGAACCTGATCAGGTCGATGGCGCGATTGTCGGCGGGCGCGAATTCGCTGCAGGCGATGCCGCGCAGTGCAACGCCAGCGCCGATTTCGCCGGCAGGGCAGAGCAGGATAACCTGTTCGCCGACGCTGGGCGGGGTCCAGGTCGAGGTCGCACCATGGCGGGTTTCGATCCAGCGGATCGGGCCGCTTTCGACGTCGTCGTCGAACTTCACGGTGCAGCGCGCAGCCGCCAGATCGACGGACGCGACCGACCCGAAACGGATCAGCTGGTCAGCATCGGTCGGGGCATCTTCGGGACTGCGCATTGCGCAGCCATGCGCGCGGGCGTGCGGACCTTCCAGCAGGGCGGGTTGTGCCGGGGCCGCCTACAACGCCCCCGTAGGATCCATCCGGGAAAATCAGATCAGGCCGGCATCCATCTTGGCGGAGACGCCCTGCGCGACTTCGGCGACGCGCGCCCTGGTCGCTTCGCGGTCGTAGGCGCCGGCGTCGTCGAGGACTGCGTTGACGGCGCGGCGGTGGATCTGCCCGCGGTGCGAGAAGGTGACCGGAACCGTCCGGGTTGCGGGATCGTAGGCGCGGATCTGGGTTCGCACGGTGTCGTCCTTTCTGTGTCTTACTGCTTGCCGCGAACGGACCAGTAGAACCCTTGCAGCGCGTTATCGCTGGCCTGCGCGGACTGGAGCTGGACCGAGAAGCCGTTCTTGGTGACCGTGCCGGTGATCACCTGACACCACAGATCGCGCAGGTTGCTGGCGGCGGAAATTGCGGGCGTGACGGTGATCGCGATGATTTCGCCGACCGACGCGAAGGGCAGCGGGAAGGAAACCGCGATCACTGCCTCGGTTGTCCAGCTGCCCGATTTGAACCCGGCCTGGTCGATGAAGCCGTTTGCCCGCTTTTCCCATGTGCCGGCCGAGTTGCTGCCGAACTTCGTTGCATCAGTGCCCAGCAGGAAGGCGCTGGCGTGCTTGCCGTCCAGCAGATCGGCATCGAGGCCGGAGCCTGAACCGTCGACGGTCTTGATCCGGGTCAGGATCGCGGCGGCGGTGAAGGCGGCCGCGTCCAGCGGCGTGAAGCCCAGGCGCGCGGTAATGTCGGCGTACCAGCTGCCGTGCTGACCATCGAGCAGATCGGCATCGAGACCGGAGCCTGAACCGTCTTGCGCCAGAATCCAGGCGAGGGCGGCGGCCTTGGCAGCGGCGGGGG